CACGCAAGGAGTGGGAGAAGTCCTACGTGCAGGGCTTAAAACTGCTGGGGCTGCAGTACGAGGAGCGCACGGAGCCGTGGGACGGCGCTTGCGGCGTGTTCCACCCGATGATCACCGAGGCGGTGGTTAGGTTCCAGTCGGAGTCGATCACAGAGACGTTCCCGGCCCAAGGCCCGGTCAAGACCAAGATCGTTGGCCAGCAGACGCCTGAGAAGGAGGAAGCCGCCGAGCGGGTGCAGGACGACATGAACTATGAGCTCACCGAGGTGATGCGCGAGTTCCGCCCCGAGCATGAGCGCATGCTCTGGAGCCTGCCGGCCACCGGCTCGGCGTTCAAGAAGGTCTACTACGACCCCAACCTGGGGCGCCAAGTCAGCATGTTTGTGCCCGCCGAGGACATCATACTGCCCTACGGGACGACGGACCTGGACACCTGCTACCGTGTAACGCACACCCTCAGAAAAACAAAAAGCGAGATCATCAAGCTGCAGCAGGCTGGGTTCTACAGAGACATCGAGCTGCCCGAGCCGGACAAGAGCAAGACCGACATCCAGCAGGCCAAGGACAAGGAAACGGGCTTTTCGGACCTTAACGACGACCGATACACCCTGTACGAGAGCCACGCAGACCTCGTAATCAAGGGCGACGAGCACACAGAGTGTGACGAGGACGGCCAGCCGCTGGGGATCACGTTGCCGTACGTGGTGACGGTGCTAAAAGGCAGCAACGAGGTGCTGGCCATCCGCAGAAACTGGACGCCAGACGACAAATTGCACCTGAAAAGGCAGCATTTTGTGCACTACCAGTACATTCCAGGCTTCGGGGCGTACGGGTTCGGGCTTTTTCACCTGATCGGTGGCTACGCCAAGAGCGCAACAAGCATCATGCGCCAGTTGGTGGACGCAGGCACGCTGTCGAACCTGCCCGGGGGCTTAAAAACCCGTGGTTTGCGCATCAAAGGCGACGACACACCCATCGCTCCGGGCGAGTTTCGGGATGTGGACATCTCTTCGGGGGCTCTGCGGGACAACATTTTGCCGCTGCCGTACAAAGAGCCGTCGGCTGTGCTGGCCGGGCTCATGGACAAGATCGTCGAGGAGGGCCGCAGGTTCGCAGCTACCGCAGACATGAAGGTCAGCGACATGTCTGCTCAGGCCCCGGTGGGCACGACGCTGGCCCTGCTGGAGCGCCAGCTCAAAGTGATGACGGCCGTCTCTGCGCGGCTTCACTTCTCGTTCAAGCAGGAGCTCAAGCTGCTGGCGGGGCTGATCCGCGACTACACGGACGAGGACTATGACTACGAGCCGGTCGATGCACCGCGCAAGGCCAAAAAGGGCGACTACAGTCACGTCGAGATCATCCCGGTCAGCGACCCCAACGCGGCCACTATGAGCCAGCGGGTCGTCCAGTACCAAGCGGTTATCCAGATGGCGCAGATGGCCCCGGACATCTACGACCTGCCCAAGCTGCACAGGGGCATGCTGGAGGTGCTGGGCATCAAGAACGCTGCCGAGCTCGTGCCGCTGGAGGAGGACCAGAAGCCCAAAGACCCCGTCTCGGAGAACATGGCTGCTCTCAAGGGCGAGCCGCTCAAGGCGTTCATGTACCAGGACCACGAGTCGCACATCAAGGTCCACACCTCGGCCATGCAGGATCCGATCATCATGCAGCTCGTGGGGCAGAACCCGAAAGCGCCGCAGATTCAGGCAGCCATGACGGCGCACATCGCAGAGCATGTTGGGTTCGCATACAGGCAGAAGATTGAGCAGCAGCTCGGCATGCCGCTGCCGCCACAGGACGAGAAGCTACCGCCCGAGATCGAGCTGCAGCTCTCAGCCATGATGGCTCAAGCCGCCCAGCAGGTGCTCCAGCAGAGCCAAGCGCAAGCTGCCCAGCAGCAAGCGCAGCAGCAACAGCAAGACCCCGTGCTTCAGATGCAGCAGCAAGAGTTGCAGCTACGCGGGCAGGAGCTGCAGATCAAGATGCAGGAGGCCCAGCTCAAGGAGAAGCAGATGGCGGTGGACGCCGCTGCCCGGGCCGACGAGCTGGCGCTCAAGCGCGAGGAGTTGACCGCACGCATGCAGTTGGAGGGCACCAAGGTGTCTCTCAAAGCGCGCTTTGATACCGAGCGGCTGGCCGCTGAGCAGCAGCGTGACGGCGTTCGCATGGGTGTGGACATCGCCAAGACTAAAGACCAGATGGCCGCGCAGCGGATACAGCAGCAACAAAAGGATAGACCAGCCAAATGATCCAAGATTTCGCACGCGTACTGCGCGAGAAGCTACGCACCGACATGAACAACTACGCCGATGACTTGGCCGGCGGAGCATGTCGCTCATTTGACGAGTATCAAAAACTCTGCGGGGTGATTCAGGGTCTTGCCCTTGCAGAGCGTCATTTAATCGACCTTGCAGAGAAAGTTGAAAAAGCCGATGAGTGAACTTGATCTCTCCCCCGGTGCATTTGCACTGCCTGATCCCATCCAGACAATGGATGCGCCAGCTCCCAACGCAACAGCGGAGGAAAAAGCGACCAGCCTGCCGTCCCCTACCGGGTGGAAATTGCTGTGCGCTGTACCCGAAGTATCTGAAAAGTACGAGGGAACCACACTGGAGTTGGTTAAACCTACGTCATTTGTTAAACAAGAAGAACACGCCACCACGGTGCTGTTCGTCCTGGAAGTCGGCCCCGACGCGTACAAAGACCAAGCCAAGTTTCCAAACGGGGCGTGGTGCGAGAAGGGTGATTTCATCTTGGTGCGCACTTATTCGGGCACACGCTTCAAGATTTTTGGCAAGGAGTTTCGACTGATCAACGACGATCAGGTCGATGCGGTGGTGCAAGACCCGCGTGGCATTACACGCGCATAAGGAGCAAGCATGGCAAGCGAATTCAAGTTTCCTGACGAGCAGGACGACAAAGACGACAAGATCGAGATTACGACATCGGGTGAAAGCGATGTAGAAATCGAGATTGTCGATGACACCCCCGAGCGTGACCGGGGCCGTAAACCGTTGGATCGGGAGGTCTCAGACCCGACCGATGACGAGCTGGACAGTTACACCGAGGGCGTCAAAAAGCGCCTGAAGGAGCTGACCCACGCCCGCCACGACGAACGCCGGGCCAAAGAAGCCCTGGCCCGCGAGAAAGCGGAGCTGGAGCGGCTCGCACACGCGATGGTGGACGAGAACAACCGGCTCAAGCAGTATGTGCAGAACGGTTCGGCACAGTATGTTTCAATGGCGCAACAGGCGGCGGAAGCCAAGCTTGAGAAAGCCCGGCGAGACCTCAAGGCCGCGCAGGAGGCGTTTGATACTGACGCCATCATTGCCGCCCAGGAAGCCCTGGCCGAAGCCAAGTGGGATTCGCAAGGCGCAAAAAATATGCGCGCACCCACTTTACAACAGCCGCAAGAAGATGTACAAAGCTACCAACCGCAAAACCAACAGGTGCGGGCCGACGAAAAGACACTGCGCTGGCAGGCAAAAAACCAGTGGTTCGGCTCGGACGGGTTTGAGGAAATTACCAGCTACGCACTAGGGCTGCATCAAAAGCTAGTTGCAAACGGGGTGGACCCCCGCAGTGATGAATATTTCGAGCAGATAGATGCTCGCGTACATTCCAAGTTCCCAGAGATTTTTGGGGGCGCGGAAGAAAAACAACGGTCGCAAGGTTCTTCCACGGCACCAGCTAGAAAACCTGCATCTGTTGTGGCTCCTGCCAGTCGTTCGACGGGCAAGAGAAAGGTTGAGCTTACGCCATCGCAAGCCGCGTTGGTTAAGAAATTCAATCTCGATCCGCAAAAGTATGCACAGGAAGTTTTGAAACTGGAGGCCCAAAATGGTTGAAACCCAAGATCGCACTGCCCGGGAGTTGAAGTCCCGCGATAAAACCGCTCGCGCTGTATACGTACCGCCGAGCAATCTGCCTGATCCGACACCTGAGCCAGGGTGGGTTTACCATTGGGTTGGTACTCATATCCTTGGGCAGGCAAACCCCACCAACGTGTCCCAAAAGATGCGTGAGGGTTGGGAGCCGGTGAAAGCGACAGACCATCCAGAACTGATGCTCTTGGGTAATGAGAAAACTGGCAACGTGGAGATCGGCGGCCTCATGCTGTGCAAGATGCCCTCTGAACGCTACCGCGCCCGCCAGGAGTACTACAACAAGCAAGCTCAGGGACAGATGGACTCAGTGGATAACCACTTTTTGCGCAATAACGACCCGCGCATGCCGCTGTTTTCGGAGAAGAAATCCTCCACGACACGCGGTGCCGGGTTTGGTTCTGGTTCAAAGTAACAAGGAGTCCTTAAATGGCATCAGTAGCAGCCCCCTACGGGCTTAAGCCCGTAAATCAGTTGGGTGGCACCCCATATGCAGGTGCAACCCGTACTTATCTCATTGACCCCGCAGGCACCGCCGCAAACATTTTCAACGGCTCGCCCGTGTATGTAAATGCAAACGGCTACTTGGCTGTGGCAACTGCAACCGGCGCTGACGCGACGACTAACGGCTTCCCCGTGGGCACCGCTAACACAGGTATCGTGGGCGTGTTCGTTGGTTGCTCGTTCTTCAACGCGCAAGGGCAGTTGATTTTCTCGCAGTACTACCCCACTGGCACCACCGGTGTGGTTCAGGCTCAGGTTGTTGACGATCCCAACGTTGTGTTCCAGGTCCAGTCCGCTGGTTCTGTGACGCAAGCCGCTGTGGGCGCAAACTTGTTCTTCAGCACTGGCGCTGTGGCAACTGGTAGCACGAGCACTGGTAACTCTACGGCTTCTGTCGTGGCAGGTTCCTCGGCTGTGACCACCACTGCGGCCTTCCGTGTTGTGGGTTTTCCCAACGTGCAGGGATTTTCGGTTGTGGGCGACGCCTTCACTGATGTCTATGTGAAGATCAACCCCGGCTACCATAGCTTCACCAACGCCGTTGGTCTGTAAGGAGTATTGAAAAATGGCTATTTCACGCGCACAACTGCTCAAAGAGCTGCTCCCAGGCCTGAACGCCCTGTTTGGTATGGAGTACGCCCGCTACGGCGAAGAGCACAAGGAAATCTACGAGACCGAGAAATCGGAGCGTAGCTTTGAAGAAGAGACCAAGCTGGCTGGCTTCTCTGCGGCACCTGTCAAGAACGAGGGCTCTGCCATCGCTTACGACAACGCACAGGAAGCGTTCACCGCCCGCTACACCCACGAGACCATTGCTCTGGGCTTCTCGATCACCGAAGAGGCGGTTGAGGACAACCTGTACGACAGCCTGTCTGCTCGTTACACCAAAGCGCTGGCCCGTGCGATGTCCTACACCAAGCAGGTCAAAGCTGCAGCCGTCATCAACAACGGCTTCAACGGCTCGTACCTCGGCGGTGACGGCGTTACCTTGTTCGGCAACAACAGCTCCAGCACTCGTGTTGGCCACCCGCTTGTTGGCGGTGGCGTTAACTTCAATAGCCCGACCACTGGTGTTGATTTGAACGAGACCGCTCTGGAAAACGCTGTGATTCAAATCGCTGCGTGGACCGATGAGCGCGGCCTGCTGATTGCCGCCAAGCCTCGCAAGATGGTGATCCCCCCGAGCCTGATGTTCGTTGCCAAGCGCTTGCTTGACACTGAGCTGCGGGTCTCGACTGCGGATAACGACATCAACGCGATCAAGCAGATGGGCGCGATCCCCGAGGGCTACACCGTCAACCACTTCTTGACCGATCCGAACGCATGGTTCTTGACCACCGACGTTCCGAACGGCATGAAGCACTTCGAGCGTATGCCCCTGGCAAACTCGATGGATGGAGACTTCGATACCGGCAACGTGCGCTACAAGGCCCGCGAGCGTTACAGCTTCGGCTGGTCTGACCCTCTGGGTATGTGGGGTTCGTCGGGTTCGTCCTGATGAATTGGACTGGGAGTTCCCGGTCGTCCACGGAAAAGGGGCCTTGCGCCCCTTTTTCTTTTCCTGTATATTGCTTGCATTCCGGGGTCCCCGGCGTTCTGACAGTCCCGGCTGACGACATGTAGACAGAACGCTCACAATACTCGCATGTGAGGAAATCATGGCTAATACCACCTTCAACGGCCCAGTTCGGTCGCAAAACGGCTTTCAATCTATCACCACCAACAGCACCACTGGCGCTGTTACTGTGGACGCCACTTTTGGCGCGGCCACTAGTGTGACCGACCTAACGACCACAAACCTGACGACCACAAACCTGACGACCACCAACCTGGTTTTCACTGATCAGAATCACCCCACCACTGCCGCAATCAACGCTACGGCCACCGCCACCGCAGCAGAGGTTGCAACGGGTTACATCACCTCCACATCAGCGGCTCCAACGACCATTACGCTGCCCACGGGCACGGCGCTTGGTGCCGCTATTGGTGCGGTCAGAGGTACCGTTCTTGACCTGTACGTGGACAACACTGCTGGCGCATCGACCGTGACCATTGCTGTTGCTACCAACGGCATCTTGTCCAGCGCTGCTGCGGACACTCCCGGCTCGTTTGGCGACTTGACCATCGCATCTGGTGCCACGGGCATTGCCCGGTTCACCCTCATGTTCTCCAGTGCCACCGCCTACGTGTTTACCCGTACGGCTTAATAGGAGCGCATCATGACGATGCAGTATGACGTAAAGTCGAAACACATGACCTCTTCGGGCGTGGCGGTAAACTACCGAACACGCCTCAAGGGGGCCGTTGTGTCGGCAAACACTAGTGCGGCGGCGCGGCACACGGTGTTTGCAAACAATGTGACGCAAACGGGCACTTACGGGCGGTCTACGACCACTGTGACGGTGACTATCACCAATCATGGCCTCACTACTGGGGACCGCGTTTGGTTGGACTTTTCTGCGGGCACAGGCGGTACGGCAACGGATAACATCTATTCGGTCACGGTTTCAGATGCCAATACGTTCACGGTAACGGACTCTGCCAGTGGCACCATCACCGGGTCTCCTGCGGTGTCGATGTACGCTGACATTTTGATGGAAGCAGATTCGTACAACGCAACTGCATTTCCCGTGGTGATTCCGGGCGAAGGAATTTTGGCCAAAGATGGCATTTTTGTTGGCTTGGTCGCAAACGTAACAACTACTTTGTTCTATGGCTAAGACCGCAGCATGGACTCGCAAGGAAGGCAAGAACCCCAAGGGCGGACTCAACGCCAAGGGGCGAGCCTCCTACAACAAGGCCAACCCCGGCA